CCTAGATGTCTAAGTAATTTATGGTGTAATTTATTTCTTACATCAGCGTAAGCCCAAAGGAGTCGGTATTCTGTTTGTACTTCTTTCAACCATTTCTTTGATCTTCGTACAAATATATGTGGATATTTAGCGATAACTGGAGTGCATAGCATCCAGATTTGGCCTACTTGGTCATCTAATCGAACAATCCCTGCAACTCCCGCAATTTCTCCATCTGGTGAATGAAAAACGGTTGCATGTTCACTACCTAAGACACAAAGAGGGATATGAAAGGGGGTGTGACCCATCCCTTCGACTTCCCTTTTATCCTCTGGTCTTAATTGATTAGCTACCAAAAAGCCATCTTTAATTGTGGCTGTACGGTATAGTTCCATCTTTATCTAATATTTGTTATTCCTCTAGTACTGTAATGTCCTTCCCAGCTATAACTAGTTATTGATGCTGGTAAAGGATCTGAAGCTTTTATAGTTATGGTGACATAATCTCCACGGCTATAAACAGGAACAGCTTTTGTTGTTAATTCCTGAACAGCTACTTCATTAGCTTTGTATATGTCTGCTGGAGTAACATCTAGATCAACAGACATATCTGTATAACCTGTTTTTGCAACAGTGACATTATATCGACCTGAATAGTAGAGATCTAGATATACTGTTTCTACCATTGGAATATTGTTTCTATCTGCCCTTTTATCTTGTGTTAGAAAGAAGGAAGGTAAAACAATTTTCATATCGTATTCCAATCCTAAGATGAAATCCTCAGCAGCGTCCTCATTATCTACTTCTACATAAAATCCTGTACTATCTGATTGGATCTCTGGACGTAAGAACAAAGTCTCTTGACCTGATTGAGTGATAATTATATTAGGTTGCTTACCTTCTACATAACACCCCGCAGGGAATCTTAGTTTCTTTTTAGTAGTACCACTATTTTCTTGAGTAACTTCACTTTTAAATAAGTAGTTATCTAATCTAGGTACAAAACTTTGGCCTGCTGCTGTTATTGGTGATGTTTCTGCATCATCTAATATTTCTAATTTTGATAGAATATGTTTTCCATCGTTATATAAAACAAAATAACCAGTGTCGTGATCAAATCCAAATAGTTTAACTTTGGTGGGCATTTTCCACTTAGCCCAACCAGCTAAACTTCTTTCATTACCTACATTGAAGTATTTAAACGTATATAACGTATCCGTATCGTTTCCAAAAGAAACAAAACTGTTATTAGGACTGGTTGTAGATGTTGTTAAATTTGGAGGGATATATTCAGGAATAATCCTAGTATTTTCTGCTACTAAAGGTCTATTATCTACTGAGTCAACAGCCATTTCAAACACCTTGCTATAGGTATCTGCCTCAGTACTGAATATCACCGATACACCTGTTTCCAATGGCTTTACATCGGAGGAATAGGAATAGCTTGATAATTCTTTTAGTTGTACTGTAGCTGGACCAAAAGCAGTATCTGGAGATGATAGTAAGAATTGACTATTTTCTGCAAATAATAGAAGACCTTTTGGAGTTCCTAAAGCTGCTTTAATTGTAGATGGCTTAGTTGCAGATGCTGTCATATCTATTGGATCAGCGTCTGAAATACTTATTGCACTAGTTGAAAAGAAATTAAAATAATCGCCTGCTTGGCTTAAAATAACAGCATCACTAGATAAGAATCCAAGACGATTCATAAAGAAAAACATGTCTTTAATTGTTTTTCCTACAAATGAAGGAGCTGGGTTTGATTCCTCATCTCCTACCTCTCTACTAGCCCAATATAAAGTGTCACTATATTGATTAGATAAAGGTCTAATAGTAAAACTATTGTCTGCTTCTCTAATTAATGCGTGAGGCATCGTTGAGGTGTTTAAGTTTAAAGGAACACCCGCTTTTACGGTTTCTTCCCAACTACCTTGACCGTTAATATCTCCAGACGTAGCAGTGAATCTAACGTAGTAGTCATCTGCTGTTGAATCTTCAGTATTTTGAATCTTTAATGTCATACCAGAAACGCCCTGAGTTGGTAGTAATGAGACATTACTTACACTTCCCTTTAGCGCATACATAGCATTATTATTAGATCCTCCTCTGGTCTGGATGTTAAATTCTCTTGTATCCCCTCGTTTTATATGGAGAACATTACCAATAGCTGTAGCCGTATAATTAGATAAGGCATTAATAGAAGTAACTAGACTACCAACAATAGTTCCTACGTTTAATGTACCTGCGGCTGCATCGGCTGGGGATGTATAAGAAACTACATTCTCAGTAGCGAAGTTATAACTAAAAGCCTCTTCTTCTACTGTGATGGTGTATGTTTTACCACTTAGTGTTTTTGTAAAAGTATCACCTTTTCTCCAACCTTGCCCCGCATTAGTTAGTGTTGCCTTTGCCGTGTAAACGCTGTATTGAGGGTAACTTATTATTGGGTTGCCACGCTGAACGGCTGTAACTTGAAACCAAGCATGAGCATTAGTACCAGCAGCAATAACAGTATCATTACCTAACGTGTAATCACTTGATGTTGAAACAGAATCTTTAAAACTAACTTCGGTTGACCAGTCAGGAGCGCTTGCTCCAAAGTTATCTGTGTAAGCTATTTGCTCTACTGTTTCAAGTTCCCATTTTCTATTAGCTTGATTTTGTAGGTTTCTAGTCCATTTAGCTATTCCATAATGATGATATCCAGCAGCATCTGGTTCAGATGTTAGCGCTCCAAATGCTTCATATTTCTCAGTAGCTGTATCGGCTGTACCACCACCACCTCGATACATTGTTGTACTAGTTTCAAAACCTAAAGCTGTATGCGCCCAATAAAAATGATATCTGTAACTACCACCCCAAGGCTCTCTTTGCACTGCATATCCAGTACTATTATTATACGCAAAAGATCCTTGAGTGTACCACTGAGCCTTAGGTTGTAGTGGATCAGTAACAGCTCTCCAATGTTGTCTCCAAGTTATGTTTCCTGACGTAGTGGTTACTGTTGTGTCTTTATATCTTTGATCTCCTAAAACAACACTAGCATTGTTAGCTGAAAGACTTAATGATTTTTCAGCATAGAATTGTTTTAAATTTTCTGTAAATCCACTACCACTAGAACTACTAGAGGAAGTGTTTACATTACTCATATAAACCCCAGTAGGAAATGGCTCACCATCTACTGATTCCTTTTCTTGTGCAAATTGACAAGTCGTTTGAATAGAAAAAGCTAATCCTGTTTTACCTGTATCACTGTGGGTAAATGCCTGTGTCCCTGCGTTCTGACAGTTACTATTAGCTGAGGCTCCAGAATCTTTAAAAGTAGCTGGATTTATAGAAAGTTTTGCAGCTCTATAGATTTTTTGTTGTGAAGCTGATTGACCATCTTTTAAGAAATCTATTGAGTAATTAGTGTTATAGGCAATTTGATTAATAACAACTAAAGCCTCTTGGACACTTTGATCAACAGAAGATGAATCCATAGATACTCTCTGCTCTGAGTTACAAAGCAAGGTGTAATCATTAATGGTTAAAGGTCTAATACTTTTAACGTCGGTTACATCTAAATATTGAGCTGCTGATCCTTGTGTATTAACTGTTTTAGATACTCCAGTATCAGCATCCCATACCTTTATCTGAGTTGCATTATTAGTATCTTTATATATAGCTACTACATATCTTTCATTATTATCTCTGAATATAGGAAACCATGTAGCATTTTCAGGGATATCTGTGGCTAGTTGATTTATGAATTTTGTAGGTGGTCTTTTTCTACAACCAAACGTAGGGTCTAATAAAACATTCTCAGCCTCTCTTACTTGGCCTGCAAGTTTTAATGGGTCGGGTTGCTGCGATACTCCACCTAATAAATTTGGTATTTGTTGGGAGATTGCAGACATATTTAATACCTTCTAATAGCGTTGAATGGTAGGTAGCTTTGGTATGATTGATCGTTTTCTTTATCAGCAAAGATTGTATAATCTCCCTGTTGGGTGTCATGTTCTATAGCTGAGGATCTAGCAAATATTTCTTCTCTTTCTCCAAATTTAACTGCTTCAGTTGAACCAATAGATCTACCAGCAAAGACGTTAGCAGCTCTAATAGTGACATAGTTTTTAAATGCTTCTGGCATTTCCTCAAAAGGCCATAGCCATATAACATCTAATTCCATATCATCATCCCAGACATATGTATGATTTACTTTGTCATAGAGTTTGTTTTGTCTTATTGAAGCTCTTTTAGTTGATGTTCTAGCCGTATCTAAAGCTAAAACATTTTCAGGTATTTTTATATAATTATTTCCATCTCTACCAAATGGGTAGTGATATTCAGTATTGAATACCCAGCCCTCAGATTGTACTGAACGTGATATCTCATCAAGTATCTGTTCAGCCATCTCTACTAATGGGTTTCCAGTTTCTAAAGTAGTTACTGGAGCTTGACCAATATTTGAGATAATTGTATTTACAGCAGCTAATTTATTAGCCTTTGTGACAGTTGCCATTTCCGTTAATTTTCTAGTGAACGAGAAGCACCGAGGGGGATGACCCCCCTTGGGCTATATGAATTATTGAGCTTGTAATGAACCAGCAACTGAAGTGCGGAGAGATCCAACACCCATTGCTAATTTTCCAACAATCAATTGACCTTGGTACTGGACATTGAAATCTCCAGACGTGGTCTCGATAGTCGGTGCAATACTTTGCAAACAGCCCGCCGCCTCACGGTGGAAAATGAGACCACAGCAGGTCGCATTTGTATCTGTGTAGTCGTTATTCTCACCTGAAACAGTTGAGTTATAAGCTGCCATGAAGGGCAAATTATTGCTCTTATATATTTTTATCCCAGCAATTGATACTAATCCTTTGCCGCTATTTAGGTCTCCTTGAGTATTACCCAAGTCTCTGTTCAAGATGTTAGTATCTACAGAAGAAACCAAACTGTGATATTGGCGTGGAGAAAGTA